GCACTCATCTGTAATGACATTGGCACAGGTAATGGTGACACTCATGTGGGTGGACACCGTGGCTTGAACCTGCAGGATGAACCGTTTAACTATCCACTCAAGAACTTATGGTACTACGGCGGACAGATTAAGATGATTAACCTGTACGAAAGGGATGGCAAGTGACAACTATTGCATGCATCCAAGGGCCTGACTGGGTAGTAATCGGAGCAGATTCACAGTCATCTGGTGATGATGGCTTCTCCATTATGATTCCAGATGGGAAGATATTTAAGAATGGCCCTATTGTATTTGCAGCAGCAGGAGCGGTGCGTGGCATCAACATTCTTGAGCATAACTTTACTGTACCTGAATCCAAGTACAAGGACACAGACAAGTATGTTACTCGTCAGTTGATACCAGCCATGCGCAACACTTTCCTCAATGAGGGCTATGAAATGAACAAGGCTGAGTCCACAGTAGAAAATGACAACATTTGGATTGTGATTGTACGTGGGCAGGTATACCGTATTGAAGAAGACTATGCGTGGGAGCGTACAACAGATAACCTATATGTAGCAGGTAGCGGAGAACGTTTTGCACTTGGTGCCATGTCAGCATTGGTCGGTAACACCATGATAGATGATGTGGCCAAGGCTAAGAAAATTATTACCAAGGCTATTCAAATAGCCAGCAAGTACGACTCATCCACTGGTGGCAAGATTTCTGTGATGGTAGTACAGGAGCCCAAGTGAGTAGAGACTTATCAGACTTTGACCTTGACTTTGCTTATGGCCATGAAGGCGAGCAGTTAGTACGAGAGATTCTTACAGGTGGATTGACAGTTGAAGTCAAGCGCGACAGGCGCTGGATTCATACAGGCAACATATACATCGAGACTTCGTTCTACTCACGCTCTACCTACAACTGGATAGAGTCTGGGTTGATGAAGACGAAGGCAGACAGGTGGGCTTTTGTACTAGAAAACCTTGTCATCATTGCAACAACAGATGACTTGAAGAAAGCAATTGATATGTACGGCAGACCCATTAGCAATGAGAAGGAGCCAAACCCTAGCAAGGGATTCCTTATTACTGTTGATGACTTAATGAATGTGCAACGTGCCTAACTATCCAACATTTATGTGGGGTCCAAAGGACGGCACACCTGTACCAGAAATGTTATGGGCTTTAGATGAGATTGAACTGCAAGAGACAAGCAAGACTGGTATCATCATACATATCTATAGAATAAATTACGAAGATAAATCATACTACTACGCAGGTGCAATAGACACCAAGGAGGAACAATGAGTGACAGAGGATTTACAGAAGGCATGCGAATTGTTAATGGCTCTAGGTTTTTCGATAGTACAGATGGATTCCTCATCGAATCAAATAACAGTAGCCCTGCCTCAAGTTCGGACTTCGTAGCAAATGTTTGGGACATCATGGACTCAGCAGGTAACTTACTTATCAAGAAGCACAAGGATTACGGCCCAACTAATATCTCTCGTTCACCAGGTGGGCCACTCAATGGGCTACGTGTACGCATGTGGGACAAGACAGCACGTATTAACCACTTGATTGACAGTGGCGCAACACCAGAGAACGAGTCGCTACGTGATTCGTTCATTGACCTACTCAACTACGCAGCAATTGCAATGATGGTTATAGATGGGACTTGGCCCGAATGAAATCAATAGTAATCCTCAGTGACTTACAGTCGCCATACCATGACATCGGTGCAACGAATGCCATTAAAAAGTTTATCCGTGCATACCAACCAGATGTGGTAGCAACATGCGGAGATGAGATTGACTTCCCACAGATTAGTCGTTGGGAAGAAGGCGGCGAAGGTGAATGGCAGCGAGACTTAGGGCGTCATCGTGACATTACTGTGAAATTACTTGAGGATTTAACTGTTGAACATATGGTGCGCAGTAATCATAGCGATAGACTTTATAATAAGATTAAAGCAAAGGTGCCAGGGTTCCTTGGTTTACCTGAGTTAGAGATTGAAAACTTCTTGAAGTTAGATGAGTTGGGTATCGTCTATCATAAAGACCCATATGAGATAGCACCCAACTGGTTGCTTATGCATGGTGACGAGGGCAACGTACAACCTACCGCAGGAGCCACTGCACTGGGTCTAGCCAAGCGTTCAGGCATGTCCGTAGCATGTGGACACACACACCGAGCAGGGCTTACACACCATACACAGGGTTGGGCAGGCAAGACAAAAACTGTGTGGGGTATGGAACTGGGCAACCTCATGGACTACAAGCATGCAAAGTATATTAAGGCAGGTTTGTTTACATGGAACAAGGGCTTTGGTATCTTGCACGTTGATGGGCAGAATGTAATGCCTCAGTTGGTACCAATTGTAGGTAATTCATTTACAGTGGACGGACATGTGTGGCGTTGGTAACAAACAAATGGCTTGATGAATCCCGTGAGATTGCGGTGACTGTTGCACGCAAAGTACATCGTAGATACCATACGTATTTCGATGTGCAAGATGTGACGCAGGAACTTATGGTCTGGGTACTCAAGCGTCAGGATAAGATTAAGGAATGGCTTGACCATCCCCTTGAATCCGATGAGTACAAGATGGGTGTGCGTAAGTTGGGCAAGACTCTTACTCGCAACGCAGATAAGTATTGCCGTAGATTAAAGGCTCAGAAGTTAGGCTATGAGGTACGCGATGAGCAGTACTACTCACCTATTTCATTGAGTGAGTTACTCCCATTCGTATGGTCTGATGTGGTTGAGACACGAGATGCCAGTAAACCGAAAGTATCAGGTGGTGGCAACCCAGCAGAAGGCGGCAACTATGTTATCCAACTGTTTGATATTCGTGCAGCGTTGAGGAAGTTAGACCCACAAGATAAGTTAGTACTGCAGATGAAGTTCTTTGAGCAGTTGAATTATCAGGAGATAGCAGAAACTTTTGGCGTATCTGATAGCACCGCACACCGCAAGGTAGATGGTGCATTGAGGCGCTTGAACAACCACCTTGGTGGGCAGACACCATTCCAAAGTGAGGTAGAGATGTGAGTAAAAATAGTCACCCGTTGCACCATCCCGATTGCTACACTGAGATAGTGCGCATTGAAGGCAAGACATACCATGAGTTGATTTGGAATTGTGTGGACGAATGTAAGGTAGGCAAATGATTTACGATTACAAATGCGATGATTGTTCTGCAGCGTATGAGGTTGAGCGCAGTATGTATGAAGACGCGGTTGCGCCCATGTGTACTACATGTAGTAAGGTAATGACACGAGTGTGGGGTGTAGGCTCCATCAGATTTGAAGGCACGGGCTTTTATAGCACCGATAATCCCAAGCGATAGGTTTGTGTAAGGGGAAGACACAAAGCAAAAGACCCACGGTTTTTACGCCGTGGGTCTTTGTGTTGCTCAACCGATGTGGAAGGGTCATCGGGAACAGTTGATGTTGTAGAACGGTTACAACACCAATCCTTGTGGGTCCTGCACTGTCGCAATTAAACCATATGACTGGCTGTCAATGGCACCGACATGCTTCTTGTAGTCCTTCAATAAATTATTCTTTGTATTGTATGGACCCACTGCTATTGCTACCTTTGCAGTTGGGTGTACAACTACTGCCATGTATGACTCGCGCTGTGCTATCAGTTCCTCAACCAACGCCCACACTTTCTTAGCCATATCTTCTGATGAGTCTGCCTCTGTATCTAGCAGTGCTGCTACTTTCTTTATCTCGCTAGGCTTTGCTTTCACTGAGTACCTTCATCCACTTAACACAGGCATCTACATTTTCTTTCAATGTAAGGTGCCCGTATATCTCACGATTGTCTAAGTACTGAGGGATACCCAACTGACGCAGTGTGCGTGAGAATATGACATACTCATAGTCATCAGTACCATCTACATATCGCACGTTCTCGAAGACATCACGACGTACCAGGTAGGTGCAGTGCACCACGTCACACTCAATCAGTCCTTTAATCTCACGATTGAGTACTGTGTAGTACCTCACATCGTCTCGATAATAGCCATTGACATTGGTCAGCAGGTGGTAGTTGCTGTATGGCTTGTGCTGTTCCTCATCTGGTGTCACTGCATAGCGCAGGAGCGGGGCTGCAACGGGCAGATTAAGCCCTACAAGGGTGCGTAGCGTGTGTGGTAGGACGAAGTTGTCCACATCTACCACCCAATAGAACTGTGCCTCTGATTGCCACGCTATCTCAACACTGTGTTCACGGATAGCACCCAACGCCTTGAATCTGACAGGGTTCCACTCATGCACATCGAACTTGTGTACTGGCTCTTCTATGTCTGAGTAGTCAGTGACAACGAATCGGTACCACTTGCCTTGTTCTGTTACCCATGCCTTTAGGATTGCTTCTGTCTCATCGGTATTGTTGTTGCTGCGAATGTAAAGAATCATTCTATCTTTTGGGTAGTCCCATTGTTCCAAAGACTTGAGCCACTCAGGTAGCATCTTTGCTTTCTGCTTGGCTAGGATAGCCACGAATACTAACGGATACTCAGTCATTACCAGCCACCTAAGCAACTCTTAGAGTGTGTATGTAATGCAAATGCTACGAGGTATTCACCTTTGGTTGGCGCGTAGAGTGCAGTGCTACATGCACCACACTTGCCATGCCATTCATCTGCAAAAAAATCATATGTCATTAGTACCAACCTCTCTTCTTCTCATGGTGCCAAGCATAACAGGGCTTGCCTGAATAACGTGACTCGATGTACTTCTTCTGCCACACCACCTGCGTGATGGGGTTCGTCTTCCAATCCGTGCTGATTACGTTGTACTTGGTAGGTGGTAGTGCTTGCGGGATTCCATAAGCACCACCTCGATGATTGCGTATCTTCCAATTCCATTGTGACTCATGTCGGTTCAGTTGGTCAAGACATTTCCATTCTTGCTCTGATGTATTCCATATAAGTTTGGTTGTTCTCTTAACCTCTGCCTTAGTCCAGACATGTGTCGTGCTCACTCCAGGCTCCAGGATTCTTCCTGCTGGGAGACAGAGAGTAAAGATGAGCGCAAGGCATGAGGCACCGACAGAAATTCTGCGATAGGTATATATTTTTTCTGAGGTTTTGGAATTGGTGGACATTTAAGGCTCGCTTTCTTGCTAACAACTGCTGCTCTTAGTTTGGAATAGAATTTCAATGATGGTGCCTGTCCAACAGGTAGTTTCAACACTGCGTCTCTTTCATGTGGCAGTGTCCCGCCCCATATTCCATAGATTTCTCGTTGGTCTACTGCAAATTGCAAGCAGGTGCTACGCATAGTGCATCGAGCACACGCGGAGAGTGCGACAACTGTCGCCGATAGTAGTGCTTCTCCTTCTTCACCCTTGAAATTAGAACGTCCAGAACTTGGGTCGGGGAAAAAGTTTTCTGGGTCTAAATCTAGGCAAGCGGGTTTATCGTGCTCGCCTAGATTCATTCTCCGATATCGCCTGCTACTTGCTGGTGGATACGTTCTTCAGCCTCTTGAATATCTTTAAGGGCTGTGTCGTATCCTGCCTGCCATGCTACCTGAATTGCCTCGTGCAACGCGTGAGTTGCCTTCTCTGCTATCTTCTCCGTCATCGTTAAACTCATGCTGATTGCTCCTTCTGTAGTAGTTTAATTGCGTCAAGGCGTGCTGTGCGTGGGAATGAGCCGAACTTAATACACCACTTGCGATAGAGTTCGGCGTACTCGTCGGGGTGATTGGCTTTGAGTTCGGTTAACGCCTTACTTTGTGCCTTACTTTGTAGTGTCACTGACTGCCTTCCCCTCTTTGATACTTGTGCCCAAGTCGGCTAGTTCCTGCGCTAATGAGATTAATGTATCCCAATCCACTTGCTCGTTATCTTCCATTGTGGTGCCCTTCCTCGTGGTTGTGTGTTTGTGCTTGCTCTGCGTTTAACTCTATGTCACAGGCGAAACAGTATCCGCCTACTAATTTTATAGCCATGTTCCTTCTCCTTCATCTGCTATTGGTTGCGTGTTTAATATGCCTGCTATTGTAAGAACGATAATCGGTAGCCCTGCTAAAGTCAAGAAAATCACGGGCGACACCCGCACTCTCTAATCTTGACGAGATGGTCTCCACAGATGGCGTCTAAGTTCATGCTGTAAACTTCCCTTCTAGTTGTAGTTGGTACTCCATAGGCTCGCCTAATGGTAGCCCGCATTCTTGGTCTAGTTTCTGTAAGGCAAAACGCTTTGCCTCGTCCTCGTTGTCTGCGTAAACTACAGTGGTAATACTAAATAATTCATAGACTAGCGTCATTGTATAATCGCTCACTCTGTGCCCTCCGTCCATGCCCAACGAACGCCGTGCCCTGCCTTTTCATATGCCTCAACCGTTGAGCCAATCGGCACAGTGAGGGGGAGAGTTGCTAATTTCTGCCCTGTTTCTTTGTCATAGATTACGAAACCTTCGACTCTGCTCATGCTTCCACCTCGTTATTCTGTGCGATGTCGAAAAAATACTCCGTGATAAGGCTTGGGTCTGCCTCGCTATATCGCTTGCGAGTCTTTGCTCCATCTTGGCGGGCTTCTTCTGCACTCTTGTAGTATTTACTCCAGCCGTCCACAGTCTTGAAAATTGTTATCTCATACAGTCCCGCGTCGTCTGCCTGTTTCGGCTCGTCTGTGCCCGCCTGACGCCCTTTCTCGTAGGCTTGTTGGCAGTTGTAGCACATGCCGAGGGCGTTGGCTTCGTCTATCTCATAGGCACAGTTCGTGCACCTTAATAGTTCGCTCATGCCTTCACCTTTCTCTGTTGCTGTTCTCTGAATATGTTTACTATCATGTCCCTAATCTCTGCCTCTGTAATATCCAAGTCGGCAAAATCGTCGGGTTGGTAGGTAAAATTATCTAATAAACAGGTGAGAGCCGTGTCCATAATCAATAACTCTTTGTCGCGGTTCATGCCTTCACCTCCTGTAGTTCTAGTTCGCCGATGATTCCCTGTGAAATCTCGCGCCAATTGACACGATACAGGCTGCCAATATCCTTGAGCATGATTAGCCCTGCGTTATTCATCTCTTCAATATCGCTGAACGCGTCATCGAATAGCGCCTCTATGCTTTCGGCTAGGCATGCGACGGCACCAAATTCTGGGTGCTCTTGTAGTGATGTCTTCGCCATGTCTAGCACTTGCTCATAGAGTCCGCGCTCATTGTCAATCCATAGATTCGTTGCCCATGTCTCGCGGTTTGTCCAGCCGTTATATTCTTCGCACATCTTGTACCCCTTCCAGAGTAGTTATTCCCCTCGTTGGTGAGAGGCTGTGAGGTATAGACTAGACCTGCCTATACCCCACCGTCAAGCACCAACTCTCCCGCTAATTTCCTACGTATCTGAAGTCGCACATAATTACATCGTCCGCCGTGCGGTGGCAGTTGTAAGTTTCATGGTGATGAGTTGCGAGGAATAGCCCCGCACCTCCCACAATTAAAGCGAGGATACTCCACGCGATAGCATTGCGGGCTAGGTTGCTCATTATGCCACCGCCCTATTGTGCGGATTAATCTCTCGCTCTAGTCGTGCGGTGAGGCGTGCCACGCGTTGCGCGTAGTTGCTCTGACGTGTGCCCGTAGTGTTGAATTCTAGGGCATGCTTAAGTAGTAGTAATTCCTCGCGACTTAGTTCAACCTTCATTGCCTATTCCTTCCTTACTGTGCGGTCTTTCCGCGTGCCCCCCGTAGGTCGTGAGCCTGCGCCGACTTATCGGGCGGGGGGCGGTAATGCTAGAATAGATTACTTACCATATCCTTAAGCGTAGCATATTCCGTAAAGTCTTCTACCGTGTCGCGGAAGATAGCGCGTATTTCTTCTTCCTCGCGTATAGCCTCGATTACTAGCATTTCATCAACTAGCAGGTCTCCCGCTAAGCATGCGATTACATTCTGAGGTGATGTCTTCATTATGCGATTCTCCATTCTGTCTTAGATGTAAAGTCTTCCCCGCATGTGTCACAGATATCCTGCCCGTCATGGTAGCGATTCTTGCAGATTAGACAGTCATTCTGACAGTCTCCTAAATGTAGTGTAGTAGCCATTACTTAACCTTTCAATAGTGTGTTATTAAGTTATGATGAGAAAGATACCCTATGAATAAGCGCGTGTCAATAGTAAATAAGGGTAATTAGGTAACAGTTTGATAACGATTAGCAGGGGATTACATGTGCGAATCCTGAGAATCATAAGCCCATAAGTAGTTGAAAGTTCAATTATATCAGAAGAATTAAGGGAATCGGACATAAGGGATAAGCGGGGCACAATGCGCTAATGGGACGGATTGGACACGGGAGGACTGTCCTCCCTCCCACGTTCCATAACACCCTGACAAAGCGGACATATCACCACAATACGGACATATTAGGACAATATGCACACAGTAATAGACCCCCTTCGCCCCCTGTTCGTTCTGTGCTTTTCTCACTCTCTAGTAAAGGTTTAGGGTCGGTAGGATAAGTTACTTGAAGCCCCCGTGCGGTAACTTAACCCGAGGGGTTTTAATAATGACTCTTACTATATATTACTATCCACCACAATATTTTTTATAAATATAGGCTCTGACCTGCGGTTATATATAATGTGACGAAAATCACACACCTAAATGCGGGATGAAAGGTATTTATCCCGCCTTAATATATATAGGGGAGAAAATAAATTACCCCTCTCTAAGTTCGGCTCTCGGCAGCCGAGCCTCACAGCGAGGTTGCAATTGAGCCGAACGATTTGGGGTCGGAAGACTCCTAGGGGTCGTCTTCCTCCAGATGAATTGGGCGCCATCAGCGCCCCCCTAACATAACCCAAGCGGTGCCCATAGGCACACGCTTCGCGGTAGGAGAAATAGGTTTATGACTAAACCCAAAAGCAATACCTATAAACTTGCCCCAGGTGCATCTATTCCAGCCCCAGATGCAAAGAAGAAACTTATCGCGCTCATCGAAGACGGACTTACCGTCGAAGATGCTTGTCGCGCCGTAGGCAAGTCAATCAAGTCCTACGAGTACTACCGCGCTTCAGACCCACAGTTCAAAGAGGCCATTGACCTCGCCAGAGTAATTCAGAAGCGTAAGGGTGTCGTCTCTGACGATGACCAAAATATAACATTTGAAGACTTCCGCTCTAAATACATGATGAGCCAGACTTTCCCGCACCAGCGCAATATCATCTCGTTGTTGGAAGATGGTGAGCCAGCATGGCTCCATCCCAACATGATTTATGAACCTGGTTTTAAGAATTACGTGCTCTGCAATATGCCACCAGAGCACGCGAAATCTATGACTGTCTCGATAGACTATGTAACGTATCGTATTGTGACCGACCCGAACGTCCGTATCAAATTGGTTTCTAAGACCCAGCAGATGGCCAAGGAGTTCCTCTATGCTGTCAAGCAAAGACTCACCTCGCCTCAATGGATTGAACTTCAAAGACGTTATGCTCCTGTGGAAGGCTTCAAGGCTACTGCTGAAAAGTGGACCCAGGATGCAATCTACATCGAACGTGATTCTGGCGAAAAGGACCCTACCCTACAAGCGTTGGGTATCGGCGGTCAGATTTACGGTGCACGTGCTGACCTCATCATCCTCGATGACTGTGTGACCCTCTCGAACTCTAACGAGTATGAAAAGCAGATTCGTTGGATTCAGCAGGAAGTCTTGACTCGTGTGGGACCTACTGGCAAGATTCTTGTCGTAGGTACTCGCGTAGACCCAATTGACATGTACCGAGAGATGCGTAACCCAGACCGTTACCCTGAAGGTACATCGCCTTGGACTTACCTGGCTATGCCAGCCGTCCTAGAGTTTGACGAAGACCCAGCCAAGTGGCAAACCCTTTGGCCTAAGTCTGACAGACCATGGACAGGTGGAGAAGACCAAGCAGATGCAGAAGGACTCTATCCTCGCTGGGATGGACTCAACCTTAAAAAACGTCGCGGTGTCCTAGACCCAA